GAACAGCACGAACAGCACGAACAGCACGAACAGCACGAACAGCACGATCGGCACGAACAGCACGAACAACACTTCAGCACGATCGGCTACAAATTTTTTACTTGACAAACCCTTTTTGTTGTATTACGGTAGTAATAACAATCGGTTACAAGATTAGCTTTAAAAAATCGCGAGAAAAATTTTTATATAAAAAATAGTTGGCATAAATCTTGAATTAGCAAAAAATGTGCCAAAGGGCATCGTTGATAAGATTTGTGTAATTTCGGCATGTTACAGTTTGAGCGAAATAACCATTTAATATCATTGAACTAAATTAGATTCCAATTTCCCCAACAATTCCGGCACCTTGGAAAAATTGCAATTTACTAAATTCCCTGCGTATTTTTGTAAGTAACTGAAATCATTACACAAAATGGTTTGGCACGGTTCTTGCATACATCGGTTACCTGCCACATGCAAGAATCATGCCAACATAACCCATTGAAATAATTGGGGATCTCGTAACCCATTGGAAAAACTCAGGAATTTGACGGGGGCTAGGGGGGCAACTGGAAATGTTAAGGTCAATCCCCTGTCCCCCGAAATTTTTTTCCCCGCCCCTTAAAAAACTCCCCCGGAAAAAAGTTACTTGCTTTTTGAGATTGTATGTTATAATGCGCCGAAATTTTTTTAACTAGGAGACACGGCCATATGTCTAACGACAAGAAGCAACCGAAACGACTGCCAGGAAAGTTAACGCCAGGGCAATCCCGTGCCCGTAAGCTAGGGTTGTCCCGCCTAGGACGACTGCACAACAAAATTTTACGCGAGCATATGCACGACCCGTCCAAACCGATCACGATTGACGAATTGGATCGGGAGCGATTATTAGAGTTAGGTTTAAAGTTACCTGACACCCCAAAACCCAAGCCACCGACCGACCCCCTCGATCGATTAGATTTCATACAACCCGAAACTTTACCTGCGCCCGTAGCCCTGGGCCAGGAGCGCATTGCCGCATATGTACGTGTGTCGACGAAAGATCAAAGTGTATCGATGCAAGTGAAGGCTATAAATGATTATTGTAGGCTAAGGGGTTGGCCGGAACCGCACATATATGCGGACAATGCGACGGGTGTACAGATTGCCCGTAAATCTTTGCAAGATCTACTGCGACATGTAACTGAGAAGCGATACACGATGATAGTTTGTTGGAAGCTCGACCGTATTGCTCGATCGATGTTGGATTTACTGAATATAATAAAATTGGTACATGCGCATAACTGTACATTTGTTTCGATGACAGAGAATCTTGATTTTTCGACACCCGCTGGAAGGCTTATGTATCAGATGCTCGGTGCCTTTGCCGAGTTTGAAGCGGCGATTATTTCTGAGCGAATAATGGCGGGCCAGGACTTTGCTAGGTCGCGTGGAAAACTATTTGGTACGCAGTGGAAAAATATCGATCCGGCTTTATTGCTTGAATTCCGACAAAATGGGTTATACTTTCATGAGATAGGAACTCTTTTAGGTGTATCTGAAAAGACGGTTATCGAGCATTATAAACGTATTGTGATGCCAAAATTTTACCCTGGATCTAACCCTGATGACTACGAGACAGTGGGACTTGGAGAGTATCGACCATTCGGATGGGCTTTTGCAGCGGGTATTTCCGCAGAGCAAGTCGAAGCCTGGCGTTCCGACCCAAGCTACAGGTGCGCAGAAGATATTGAGCAGCGAAGACGGGAGATACGTGCTGCCGGTAACGTCGCCTACGACCGAATCATGGCAAGAACCGACGAACAGCGAGCTAACGCCGAGCGAAAGCGTGCTCGAAAAGAAGCGTCGGGTTATGTCACAGATTGGCGACGGGATCGCCGCGAACTTCGCGAAGCCCTTGCTAAACAGGGACCAGTTGAAAGTGGCTCTGACGCACTTGGGGTATCAGACGGAGGAGCTGGAGGAAGCGGGGGTGAAGCCCCTCGACCGCCACAATTCTAAAAGTCTTTACAATTTAGCACCTGCCGTATTTCGAGCTGCCTTCGATAAAATTCCTAAACAGTGTTTTAAGATGTCTGAATCTGAGCTGGCGCGGGCTTTAGAGCCTGAGCCAGAACTCAAGCGATTGCGCATTGCGGTTTGGCGCGAGTATGACATTGCCTTCTCCGAGGATCGACGCATGAGCCTTATGCGTTGTTTGACGGGTACGATTACGGAGGAGAGGCTGTTAGAGCTTCTGGTTGTGCCTGAGATTTTTGCTTGGCTAGCTATTCGCCCTGCTGCTTTTGACCTTCAGGCAGAAGAGATGTTGACGCTTGGCATGGAGCGTATGCGCGAGATATTGGCGTTACCTTTTGTCACGAGGGTTCCATACGTTTCGGCTAAGGGCCAGATCATACGCGACGACAACGGTATGCCTTTGATGAAGGATGTTGTGCATACGGCGATTGTGGCGCAGGTTCGTATGACGATTGAAACGCTACAAAATAGGGTTTACGGAACTGTTGTCCAGCGTAGTGAGATAAAGCAGGATGTGAATCAGAAATCTTTGAATGTAAATGTTACGGCTGACCCTGAGCCACTATCGGCGGTGGATAAGTTATCGTCGCTTGAGAGTCAGCTCAAGGGGTTAGAGGAGCGTTTGCAGATTGGTGGTATTTCGACTGCTGACGCGCCTTATGAGGAGTATGAGGACGCAGAGATTTTACCTAGTGGCGTTCCTCAACGGATAGTTGAGGAGCCTGATGAGTTCTAAAAAGCCCAGGGAACCGGCACCTCAAAAGCTAGTTGGCGATCTTTTGCGCGAAAAACGGCGACTTTTAGCCAAAATTGAGGCACAGCGTCTTGAGGTTTTGCGTGAAAAAGAAAAAATGGCTGAGGAGCGTGTTGCGCTTGAGGTAAAACTTCGTGAGAATTTGCCTCATTTGCACGGTTTTCCGATGTATAAGTGGTCGCGTACTTTTTTTGAGTCGACCAATCGTATAAATTTACTTTGTGCTGCAAACCAGATCAGTAAATCGTCGATCAATATTAGAAAAATGATACATTGGGCGACTGACAAGAGCCTTTGGCCAAAACTTTGGCCAAACCGCACCCCGAATCAGTTTTGGTATTTATATCCTTCCAAGCAAGTAGCGACGGTGGAATTCCTGCACAAGTTTGTAAAGGAGTTTTTACCTAAAATTGAGCTAAAAAAAGACCCTGTTTACGGTTGGAAAGAAGAGTATGACACGCAGGGTTTTATTGAGTCGATAACTTTTGCTTCTGGTATTACTTGTTATTTCAAATTTTACACACAGAACCCGCAACACTTACAAACTGGTACTGTTGACGCTATTTTTTGCGATGAGGAATTGCCGGAGCACCTTTGGGATGAACTTTGGTTGCGTCTTTCTGCGACTAATGGCTATTTCCATATGGTTTTTACGGCAACCATGAACCAGGAGCTATGGCGCAAGGCGATTGAGGGCGAGGAGGAAGATGAATCCTTCCCTGATGCGCTTAAGCTACAGGTTTCAAAGTGGGACTGTCTTTATTACGAGGATGGTTCGCCTTCTCCCTGGACACCGGAGCGCATACGTGTCGAAGAGGCTGGTTGTAAGTCTGAGACTGAGCGACTACGACGTATTGAGGGGCGTTTTGTCACGGAGGTTGGGCGTAAATACCCTAATTTTGACCCTGCTACGCATATTATTCCTATGCAAGCGATTCCTTCCAATTGGCTTTGGCTTGGTGTTGTCGACAAGGGAACGGGTGGGCCTGACAAAAAGAACCATTTTTCGGCGATTATTTTTTTCGCGGTTAAACCTGATTTCAGGAAGGCTATAGCTGTTGCTGGTTGGCGCGGGGATTCGGAAAATACCACTTCCGGCGATCTTCTTGAAAAATACCGACAGATACGCGAAAGGCTTGGTATTGAGCAGATGTGGCTCCAGGTCTATGACTATGCTGCAAAGGATTTTCACACTCTCGCCAGCCGATCGGGTGAGAATTTTATCATGGCAAACAAGGACCATGCCATAGGTACTGATGCGGTTAACACTATGTTTGCTGCTGACATGCTTTTCATTATGGAAGGCACGGAGATGAGCAAACTTGTGTCTGAACTTATGGGCTTGATGGTAAACACACCTAAGACTAAGGCTAAGGACGATTTAGCTGATTGTTTGAGGTATGGCACGGTGGCTATACCTTGGGATTTTAATTTTGCGAATGCGAGGATTAGAGATGGGAAGACCAAAAGGATCGAAAAACAAATCGACGAAACCCCGAAGCCGGTCAAGCGTAGCCGCGAGGAAGAGGAAACAGCAGCACGTCGAGGAGAAAGGACTGACCCCCCTGATGACGAGCCAAACTGGTACGGGGAAATTGAATTTTGGAACGGGCAATATGGTTGAACTTGACAATTTGACACGTATTATTGAATTATGTTCCAATAACAAAGTACATAAACTCAAATTAGGTGGTTTATCCATTGTATTCCACCCGCAATCGGAAAATACTCCGATCGATCAGCGTTTGCGCAGTTCCCAAGAATTGTTTTCCGACCAAGTTGAACGTGAAGCAGCTGCTTCCCAGCGCATGTTGGACGACCCCCTTGGTTACGAGCAAGATGAGATCGACCGGCATTTACGCGGAGATAATGTAGGTGCCTCAATTAACGATCGACAAGATCAACTCCTGGTATGATGAGGCCGAGCGCATTGACCGCGAGATGTTTGCGGAAATGCGCTCTAATGTTTTGCTCATTGCTGGCGACCACTATCAAAAAAAGGGTAGTAACGGTGTCAGCCAGCGCAGTTCCACCCCCGACTCTGACTACCAGAAGCTAAGGCTTACAAAGAATTATGTGCATAAGGTAATCAGGCATTACGTAGCACAGATCTTATCCCAAAGCCCTACCACGACAATCGTACCTCAAAACGACCTTGAGCTTCAGGATCAAAAGGACGCTGATTTAAACCTTGCCGTTTGGCGGGATGCTAAATACAGGTACCGGATTCGCGAGAAAACTAGACGCTGGTGTCGTTCGTTTGTTGGTGTTGGTGAGGTAGCGGTAAAAATTACTTTTGACCCGAATCGGGGTTCGTTCAAGGGCCACGAGCCTATGGTGGATGTTGCTGGCAATCCTGTTGTCGATCCGATGACAGGTCAGCAGTTGGTTGACGAAACCAAGCCAGTTTTTACCGGTGAATTTGTTTTCGAGGACATTTTTGCGCCAAACTTGCTCAGGGCACCTTCTGCAAAGTCAATGAGTGACAGCCCCTGGCTCATGATTCGTAAACTTGTCGACCCTGATGTCCTCGAAGAGGAATATGGTAATGATCCCGAAGTAAAAAAGCTACTTTCGCCGAGTTCAGAGGACGATTTCATCGTTTTTGAGGCTGATAAGGGCCGGTATAACCGCGAAAACAAGCAGATTCTTGTTCGTGAGCTTTACATAAAGCCAAACAAGAAATACCGCAACGGTTATTTTTACATCACGACAAAAGCGGGTATTTTGACCAAGGGTGAGCTTCCTTTTGGTGTTTTCCCGATTGTTTGGGCTGGTTTTGACGAATATGACACCTCTGCCCGTGCCCGATCGATTGTCAAGGTTGCTCGCCCGTTTCAGGCTGAGCTAAACCGTGCTAGTTCTCAGCTCGCCATGGCTCAGATAACGCTAGGTGACGACAAACTGCTATATCAGCAGGGTACAAAGTTAAGCCCTGGTTCATTGCTCCCAGGTGTTCGTGGTGTGAGCTACAACGGCACCCCGCCGATTGTTGTTCCAGGCCGTGACGGTTCGCAGTTCCTCCCATACATAGCAGAACAGCGTATGGAGATGTTTGACGCTGTTATGCTTGAGGAGTTGAACGAAACCAAAGATTCTGGGCAAGTTGATGCTTACGCCATGCTTTTCCGGCAAATTAGGCAGAAGTTAAAATATGCCGAGTATGCAGAAAAGTTTGAGCAGTTTCAGATTGACGTTACCGAAACTTATCTAAAGTTGGCACAGGAGTACCTAGACGATGATGAACTTATTGCTGCCGTTGGCAAGTCTGAGACAATTAATATTGCAGAATTCAGGCAAACTACTCCGTTACGTTATTCCATACGTGTGGAAGCTGAGGACGAAACAGTCGAAGAAAAATTCGGAAGGCAGTTGTCCATAAACCACGTACTTCAGTATGTGGGTAAGCAGCTCAATAAGGATGACATTGGTAGATTGATGAAACATGCCCCTTTTGGCAATCTACGCAAGGCTTTCCAAAACTTCACGATTGACGACGATAACGTCGAAAACGACATGCTGGCACTTGAGCGCGGTGAGCAACCAAGGGTATCTGAGTACGATAACCATGAATACGCTGCCCAGATGCTTGTGCATCGTATGAAGCAAGCCGACTTCCAGTACCTAGCCCCTGAGGTACAGGAAGGTTACAATAACCTCTACTCTACACACAGGGCGATACTTGAGAAGCAAGCGGCGGCACTTGCTGCTGCAAAACAAGAAATGATTCCTTCTGGCGGTGCCCTGGTAGCTGCTGACATGTACGTACCTTCTGAAGATCCTATGAAGGCACCTAAGCGCGTTAGATTACCTTACGAGGCTCTCGACTGGCTTGTGCAGAAGCTAGAGGAACAGGGTAAGACGCAGGACAAACTTGAAACCATGAACCAAGGTATGCTTGCAGATATGGCCACTCAATTGGCTGGAAATCCGCAAGCTGCCGTTACACAACAACAGCAATAAAGGGAATAAGTGATGGAAGTGGAAATCGGCGGTCAAACCGATGCAATCGACAGTGGTGATAGTGGGGCACAGGGATCGGCTATGGGTGCCATGGACGGTCAAGGGGCCGATCAAACCGATGCTAGTGCGCAACCGGCGTATACGCCAAACTATGGTTACAAATATGTAAGCCCAGAGGGTGATGATGTTTCGGGAGAGTTACCCGATATTTTCAAACCATTGGTTAAGGATGCGGACACGGAAAAAATGCTGCGCGACCTCCATGAGAAGTCGTCTAGCTTGGACTTTATCAAGTCTGGTAGGGCTAGGGCACAGCAAGAGCGTGAGGCTGCTGTTGGTGAGCTGAACGAGTTAAAGGCCGGTCTAGGTGAACTTAGGCAGTATGTTGAGTCAAAGGATTTAGAAAGTTTTTTTGGTGCATTGCAAATTCCTGAGCAACTTGTGTTAGAATATGCATTAGCAAAAGCACAGTATGCACAAATGTCACCGGAGCAAAGGGCATCCTATGACGCGCAGGTAAACCATAACAAGCGTATGGTTGAGCTTGAGCGGCAGAATAGACAACTTCAAGAGCAGTATTCTAATGCGACGACGCAAGCCCGTGAAGTTGAATTAGATATGGTTTTAGGTCGTCCTGATGTTAGTCAAGTGGCTCAGGCGTTTGACATGAGAGTTGGAAGGCAGGGTGCATTTAAGGCGGAGGTCATCCGTCGCGGCCAACATTATGCACTTACCGCTAACCAAGATGTTCCAGCAGAGGCGGTAGTAGGTGAGTTGTTAGGTCTTTACTCCCCACTAGTGGCGCAGGCCGCGCAACCAGTGGCAACGGTACCAGGCATGGTACAGGCGAGTAAAAAACCAGTGATTCCTAATATCGCAGGTAAAGGTGCTTCGCCTGTTAAAGCGGCGGTTAGGTCTATTGCCGACCTACGCAGACGGGCGGCAGAATTGTCGTAACAAATTTTTCCTAAAGGGGAATAAAAATGGCAACTACTCGTGAATTTCAAGACTTGTTGAATGAGTATCTACCGAACCGACTTTTGAAAGAGGAGCTAATCAAGCGCGATTATATCCTTACCAAGGTTGAAAAGGATGACAATTGGAAGGGCGGAAAAATTGTCGTGCCTTTTCGTGGTGCATCGGCCAGCTCGGTTCGATTTGGAAAACTTACTGCTTCCTCTGACATTGCTCAAAGTAAGTTCGTGCGTGGTAGTATAGATTCTTACGTCGAATGTTGGGGATCGCTGCTGTTTAATCACACAGACCTTATGCAGCATGACAGTGGTAAAATCCCAGAGGATACTTTCCTTAAGATTTTGCCAGACGAGATCGACGAAATGATGGACTATTTCAAAATGGTCACATCTATCCAACTTGGTTCTGGTCCGCATTTTGCGACTGCGACCGACAGCACAAACGGTGCAACGGGTAAATTTATCGTCGACCGTGTTGACCGTTTCATGTTGCGACAGAAGTGCGTTATTGATGACGGTAACTCTGTTAAGGCAGACATTTATGTTATCGCAATTGACGTAAACACAAAAGAGGTAACATTCTCCCTGACTCGCGGCGGGGCTGCTGCTGATTTGTCTGCTTACACCACGGCACAAGCGGCTAAGTTTTACCACGACGGTGTTACGGATGGTGCAGGTAACAACTACACTTTCACTAGCTTCCGTATGGCTCTGTTGAGTGCGGCAAACGGCGGTTCCTCTACCTTGCACGGTGTAAGTAAGTTGGCCTACCCTTACCTGCAAGCCGTTAATATTTCAGGGAGTTCTATCACCGCAGCTAATATTCTTGACAAGATTTTTGACGCCTATACCGAGATTCGTACTCGCGCCAAGGGCAATGCAAAAACTATCATGATGAGCTACAAGCACCTTGGTTCCATCATGAAGTTATTGCAAGCGCAAAAGGGACCATACATGGTCACCAAGGACGCTTCTGCAAGTCTCTATGGTTGGACTGAGATTGAGATTACTAGTGTCAAAGGTGCTTTGACTATCGTAGGTATCCAAGAGTGGGACGACGATATCATTGCTTTCATTGACTGGTCTTCTTTGATCTTCCGATCAAATGGATTTTTCAAGAAGAGAAAAAGCCCTAATGGCCTAGAGTACTACGAAGTTCGTACTGAAGACGGGTACCAGTACATTCTCGACATTTCCCTTTTCGGTGAAATGGAGTGGACCAAGCCTGGTCACAACGGTATCATCCATAGCATTAGCTACTAAATTAAGGGGGCGAAAGCCCCCGATTATTTACCACAACGGAGTTTTCCATGGGTCTTACTCTTGGCCAGCTTGAGTATGCGCAATTGCATAATTTAGCTTCTGATCCGACACCCGCTTCGATGGGGTTGTTATATTTTCATACCACTGATTTGGTGTCTAAAATTTATAACGGATCGGTGTGGAAAACTTTCGTGGACACAGACACAGCCCAAGTCCTTACGAATAAGGATTTTGACGGCGGCATAGCGGCGGACACACGTAGAATCACGATTCCAAAGGACACGACGACTAACCTTAACGCACTAACGCGCAAGCAAGGCACGTTAGTTTACGACACGACGTTGAACTTTTTTAAGTACGACGACGGAACGAATCTAAATCCCCTCGCTACCATCGATGGTACGCAGACACTTACGAATAAGGACATTGACGGCGGCACAGCGGCGGACACACGTAGAATCACGATTCCAAAGGACACGACGACTAACCTTAACGCACTAACGCGCAAGCAAGGTACGTTAGTTTACGATACGACGTTGAACTTTCTTAAGTTCGACAACGGAACGACTTTAAAGACTCTTGTTACTCTTGATGGTACGCAAACACTTACGAACAAGATTTTTGACGGGGGTACGGCTTCCACAACTCGTAGATTAACGCTTCCGCAAACATCTGACACTTTCGGGTTTACAAATTATGCGGGGACGTTAATTTATTTAAATTCAACTTTTACTCCTGTTATTGATACTGGCGTTGCTTTTGTCCCAATAGCGACAGCAGATAATACGTTGGAAATTATTAACAAGGATATTAACGGGGGGGCAGCATCAAACAGCAGACGAATCACGATTCCAAAGGGAACAACGACTAACCTTAACGCACTAACGCGCAAGGAAGGCACGTTAGTTTACGACACCACAATGAAGGTACCCAAGTTCGACGACGGCACAAGTTTAAATACTTTTGGTGGTTCAAGTGCTAACAATTTGGTACTAAACCCTGATTTTGAAAACAGCGTAAGCGATATTGTTTCACCTGTTTTTGCAATTTCTACGGTTACAGGTACAGGTATCCTTAAAGGAAATAAGTCACTACTAATTACCAAGAATCAGTCATCTGCAAATAGCTATGTTGAATTCACATTAAGAAGCAATAACACCTACCAAGAAAAAAAGGCTTTAACGGCCACATTAATTTTAAAAATGGTACCTACGGGTACCCTAACAGGTTTTGAGTGGAAGGTTGGGTTTTATAGAAGCGGAACATGGGTAGAGTATGAGATTATAAACGAGGCAAATTTAACTATTCCAGGATCACTACCAAGTTACTATGAAATCATTTTACAGACCCCTGAATCTTTCTACACAAGCAACACTAAACTTAGGTTGGAGTCGGTTGGTTCCACCACACCTGGGGCAGACATTACAATCGACAGCATTGTTGTTAATGAATTAGAGCCTTTGAGCTTTGTTTCAGAGGATTCCTACAGAACAAATGGCTATGGGGATAGTTTCAATGGTAATGAGTACATAAGACATGCGAACAGCGACAAGTTTTCTTCTATACTTAGAAAAGTACATTTTAAGAACAGGAATTCACTTGCATACCCCGGCACAATGGCCATGCCAGCCAATTCCCCTGAATCTTATTTTGGTGGCGCACTTGTACCAACCTTGAACAGGATATATTTTTCACCTGGTACAAATGCGGATACGCGTGATTGGCTTTATTTAAATTGTGAGACTGGTGCTATTGTTCAGTACGCTTCCGGTGCTACTGTTGTAGGGGCAGATCCCTATGCGGGTGCCGTTTATTCGCCAAAGCAAAACAGGGTTTATTTTGTACCATATGGGCAAGCCAACCAAACAAATTGGCATTATGTTGACTGTTATACAGGTAATATTGTGGCTTATGCCCATGGTGCTACAGCGGTATCTAATGCTTATATTGGGGGTGTTTACCACCCTGTTTGGGATCGTATCTATCTTGTACCAGCTGCACAAGCTAACCAAACGAACTGGCACTATATTGATTGCGCTACGGGGAATGTGGTTGCTTATGCGCATGGTGCCACAGCCGTTAGTTATGCTTATCATGGTGGGGTTTATTCGCCTAGCAATGACCGAATTTACTTTGTGCCTGCTGGTCAATCAAACCAAACGAACTGGCATTTTGTTGATGCATATGGGGTCAACGCTTATGCACATGGCCTAACACTGGCAGCATATGCCTACGCTGGCGGCGCATACTCACCATTAAATAAAAGAGTTTACTTTAGCCCAAACACTCGTGCGAACCAGGCTACATTCCATTATATAAATACTGTGAGTAGTCCATCGATCGGAACATATACAAATACCACGATAGGCGGGTCACGCGGTTATTCTGGGGCTGTTTACCACCCTATTTTGGACCGTATCTATTTTATACCTAGTACGAGTGGAATGAGCCTTTGGCATTACGTCGATTGTAAAAACCCTGGTACTGTAGTCACATACACACCAAACATAAGTAATATGGCAAACGCTGGTTATTCTGGTGGGGTGTACTCACCAACCACAAATAAACTCTACTTTGTACCAAGGGGGCAAGTTTCGGAAGCGGTAACACACTACATAGGTTGCTCCGGTTCCGGTAGCGACCTAAGCCCAGGTCTTTGTGCTACTCCAACACTCGTCACTGGAGGTTAAGGGATGTTAACGCTAACATACGGCTACAAAAAACCAGAAACCAATGACAAGGGTGTGGATTTTTTTCCAGCACTTGAATTAAACTTCCAGAAACTAAACGACCACACGCACAATGGTTCTGACTCCGCAAAACTGACAACGGCTTCTGTGATTATCACCGAGATTGCTTTTAGCAGTGGTTCTTGGGTATCGCAGGGTAATGGTACGTATAGGCAGTTATTAACCATGTCAGGTTCAATGTTGTTCGATAACTTTGCATTTGCTTTTAAGCTATCGACAGGTGAGTTTTTCTACCCTAAAATTGAAAAAGTAAGTGCAAACACATTTTACCTGTACATAAACAACAACACCTTATCCGGTAAGGTTATCATTTTATCATGATCGATCAAGGACCATTTGAGTTTAAGGATTTTCAGGGTGGTTTCACAGATAACTACCTTGACGGCTCTCTGCAAAAATGCCGTCGTGCTGAAAATCTTTTGATTTTGGAATATGGTAACCTTGGTAAGCTAAGGTCACGCCCTGGTTCTGAGATTCTGTACCCTTTAGACCCACAGATACCTTTGGGAGAACAGAGGGTAGGTACCCTTCTCTATTTTGAAGATACCCTGCTAATTCATTCTGGCGATAAACTCTACACGTATGATGCTGGCTTTAACGAACTACTTGGTCCTACAAGTAACGGCACATTTCCGACAGCATTTTCCTATGATACTGTGCTTAGTTTTGCCGAGTGGAACCATCACCTAATTATAACATCCGATGAATACACGGCACCCGTTAAGTTGTTCAAGGATGGGTCTAGCATCCTAAATGTTAGAACTGCTGGGCTACCTGAATTAGCTTCTAACCCTAGCATTGCACATGCTAACGGAGCTGGATCGTATACTTACAAGTTTGTACATGAGTACACATACACTGTTGGTACCGTACAGTTCCTTGATATCGGTCCTGTTCGTGAGGTATTTGTGCCTACTGCTGGTACAGTTGGAACAAATACAATCACTAACATACCCGTTTTGTCCAATGGTTCAGCTTTAAATTATGACACTGCTAATGTAAAAATTGGTATCTATAGGAATGTGCTTGACGGCGCAACTTGGTACAAAGTAGCTGAGGTTACAAACGGCACCACATCTTACGTTGATACCACCACTGACACTGCTCTCCAAAACAATCAGCTTCTCTATACCGAGGGGGGTGTTGTTGAGAATGACCCGCCACCTTTGGCGAAGTTGGTACATGTTGTGGAGGGTGTTGCTTTGTATGCCTGTATTAAGGAAGGGGCGCAGAAGCACAATAACCGTGTTAGGCAGTCCATACCAGGCGACATTGACTCATGCCCTATTGACTTTGTTACCGATATCGATGCGGACATTGTTGGGATGTCATCAGCCAATGGTATACCTGTTCTGCTTTGCTCGCAGGGTGTTTTCCGTCTCGACGGTCGTTACGACGAGCTAGGCCGTGGGAGCATGGTAGCTCAGAGAATATCGGACACTGCTACCTGTATCTCATCACAGTCGGTCGTTCAAACGCTTGAGGGCGTTTTCTGGTGGGGTAAGGACAAAATTTATTTCACCGATGGCCAGAGAGTCATCCCGTTGAACGACGATTGGCCTACAACACATGCGCTTTATACTTCAGCAGCGGACAAAAAGCGGAGGATTGTTGGCAGGTATGACTCTGTAAACCGTCGAATTTGGTGGTCAGTGCAGGGCGGTGTGATAGATAACGATGCCTGTATTGTCCTTGACCTTAACTGGCCACTTACGGATCAGAGCAGTTTCACGCGTATGGGTAACGGTTCGGAGAGTTGGGCACCTACGGCTATCGAATTCAAAGACGGTAACCTAGTACGTGGTGACCGGCGGGGTTTTCTGTTCCAACATGACGACGGGCTACGCACTGACCCCTTAGTCGATATGGCTAAAACACCTGATGATTGGATCACAGAGGCTATTATCTTTGATTACGAAAGTTGTGCCACAAATTTCGGTAACAACTTTGTGCGGAAATTTATACCGCGTGTGTCAGCGCAGTTTAGAAACGAAACGAACATTTCCGTACAGATAATTTCTAATAATGACGACGGACGCCAGTACGGCTACCTTAAACCTATACGGTTCAAAGGTAATTTCACATGGGGTGACCCCGATGTTCTCTGGGGTGATCCGCTTCTTACTTGGAACTTTTCGGGGCTAATTGAGGAGCAAAGGCGTTTTCCAGCCAAAGGGTTGCGTTGTTCCTATAAGTCGATCCGTATGACTAACGCTTATGTTCCTATTTATTCGTCCATCATACGCGAGAATTGTTCGATCGACTCTTTCAACAAGACCGCAACATTGTTAAATGGTGATAAATGGCCAGAAAGTGTATCCGACCTTAAAATCTCTTTTGCTAACGACTGGGGGCGCGAGTTTTCCATCGTCGAACGGTTGTCCGACACTGTTTTGCAGTATGAGGACAACCCAAACCTTAGCGTTGATAGTGCTGATTCTGACTGGGAGATTCGCGGGGTTCCTAAAGGAGAGGTGTTCCATTTGGTAGCGTTTACCCTACATTTCTCACAGTTTGGTAGGACACAGAGCGCGTTTAGACCAAACGAGATTGGATCGATTGCATGACAAGGCGTTTAAATCTTTTTATCAAAGACATAAAAGAGATTAAAATAGCCGAAAATTTTCGGCGGGTGGCCGACTTTTTGCGCGATGACCCTTTTTCCCGTGGCCGTTTTGACTTCTATAAGTTTGATCTAAAGCTACCGAGCTATCCTGGTACTGTTGAGATACCACATCATTTACCGTTCATCCCTACAGACATTATTACGACATCGGCAGTCGGTGGGGATATAACATGGTTGTATGACTCATTTACTTCTGATAAACTTTACGCTGATATCACAGCCTCGGTCAGGGTTAGAGCTTACATAGGTGCGTATAGTGAGGGCCGAACGGTATGAGATATTGGACCTACCAAGAAATCAAGCAAAAAGTCAACCGTGATCTTGACCTTGAGGATGAGGATTTCATCCAACCTGAGGAGTTGCAAGACTACGTTAACGAAGCAATCGATGAATGTGAGTCGGAAATACATACTTTGTATGAGGATTACTTTCTGGCACGCGCACCAATTACTTTGGTTAATGGGCAAGAGGACTATGATGTCCCAGCCGACATCTATGCAAATAAAATCCGTAGGCTCATGTATGTGAATGGTTCGGATGTTTACCCGATCAAAATGATACCTCACTCAAAGAGAATTGAAAGGTACCATGAAGTAGCCATTACGGGCCAGAGTTCTCGCTATGAGTACTTTATGGACAATTCCACAGCAGGTGAACCTAAGGTAATTTTGGTACCAACACCAAAAGAAGACGGCCAATTTGTGACTGCCTGGTACCTGCGCAATGCTAACAGACTAATAGCAGATGAGGATATTTGCGACATACCAGAGTTTGTGCATTTTGTTATTCAATTTGTTAAGGTTCGCTGCTACGAGAAGGAAGGGCATCCGAACTTACAACTTGCCATTCAAATGCTGCAACACCAGCGCGAGCAAATGACATCCACACTTACAAACCTATCTGCCGACGGTGATACTTTGATTGAGGCGGATATGACTCATTACAATGACCACGTATAGGGTGATATATGGGATTTAAAGTACCAAAAAGTGTTGCTTCTGTTGCTAAAGCGGTAACGGCACCTATCACTGCCCCCGTGAAAGCAGTGCAAAATTTTGTAACACCACCAAAAGCATCCACATCGATAAAACCCAGTGGTAAGATAAGTCTATCAGGTGGTGGCATACTTGGTGCCGCTAACAAATCTATAGCTGCTACTGTTGCGCCAGTTAAGAAAGCCGTAACAGATCCCGTTGGCACGGCGAAGGCTGTTGTTAAAAACCCCATAGGTGAGGCTACTAAAGTTGTAACGGCACCTGTAAAGCCGTTAATTGCTGCTGTACAAGCCCCTGTTGCAGATCTCACAGGTAGCATTACGCGCAAGAATGTAGCAGCAACTACCGCTACCCCCAGTGTAAGCACATTGGGAAAAACACCTATAGATGTTGCAACCAATGTTGCAACAACTTCTACAAATGTTATGGCACCAGGTATTTCAAATGCTATTTCAGCAGTGAAAACCCCTGATCTTTTAGAAAAAGCTAAAGACGTACAGTCGACTATATCTACTGGTGGTATTTCAAATGCTATATCACCTAGCAAAAAAGATAATTCACCCGAATCGGTGCAAAGTGCATGGGCAGGGTTTAAAGACTTTTCAGAAAACCTACCTACACCAAAATTGAAGTCCCTTGATAACATAAGTCTCCCTGAAAATATGCAGGTTAGCCCTGTTGAGGTCACGGCGGGAAGGCTATCCAGACCAGAAAACATTAAGGCACCTGAAAGGAAGTACACGGGTTTTTCAGGTGGGGAGAATTTAAAAGCCCTTGGTGAGTTGGGCCGTGGTGAAACTTCACCATGGGAGAAATTGGCACTAGAGAAGCAAGATTTGGAGCAGAAATCTGCTATTGACGCAGCCGCAAGGCAGTCGGCGGGTAGTGCTGCCGGTGCCCGTGCAAGTTTAGCTATGCGCGGTGGGCTTGGCAGTGGTGCTGCAACAAGTTTGGCAAAGGCACAAATGGCTCAGCAGAATATGGGCCAGTCTTCGGCTATGCAGCAAGGTGCGCTTGAAAGGCTTGGTATTAAGTCCGAAGCGGCTAAGCAGCGTCAATCTGCATTGTCGACGGCATCCGACCTTGAATCCAATATCGGCATGACTGAGGCAGAGCGAAGTTTGAAGGGTGGTATGGCTGACGTTGGAACTGCGCTAGATGTTGCAAAAACGAACACGGCCACGGGACTTGATGTTAACAGGTTCAATATCAACACCGGCCTCGATGTAGCAAAGACAAATGCCGCGCAGAACATGGCTTCCCAGCAATTTAACGTAGGGAACACCTTGGGTGAGGCTTCCGCACAGAGGAATTTTGATCTCGACATATTCAAGCAGAAAATGGCTGGGTATGGAGCAGAGAAGACCGCACAAGGTTTGGCTAAGGGTGGGAAGAAGTGATTTTAGAGATTCTTTCCCCCGATGAGTGGACAGAATTTGCAGAGTTTGCGCACAGGGCTGTTTTTGGGGAGTTAATACCTAAGAACTTTCTTAGGATTGACTTTGCGGTACTGTGTATCGACGACAAAAACAAAGACCCCATCATGTATGCCACATGTAGAGAGACGGATACCGAAACGGTTTACTGGCAGTATGGTGGCGCGGTGGATAAGGCTAGGCGATCTCTTAAGGTGAGCATTTTTTACCGAAAACTGATCGATTTTTGTTGGGGTAAAGGTTATAAATCTATCAATACTTTGGTAGATGCTAATAATGTAGATTACCTAGAATTAGCTATGAACAATGGTTTTAGAATCATTGGTTGTAGAAATTGGGATGGTAATGTTTTTGTTGAACTGTGTTTAAAAAAGCCATTATAAGGTGGGGTTAATATGTGGCCGATTTTGATAGGCGCAGCGATTGGTTTAGCTAAGTCTCACTTGGACCAACAAGAGGCCGAACGCCAGAGAAAGGTTCAAGCGGAGGTTACTAGGTATAGCCCTTGGACGGGTATGACTCCGAATACCCAAATCAAAAACGCCAACTATTTAAGTGGTGCGGCGTCCGGTGCTCTTACAGGTGCGGCAGTGCAGCAAGGTGCGCCAGACACCGATACACCTAAGACCACAGAAACTAGCGAACCCCCTGTGAGCGATGCCTCACTGATGCAAAACTACCAAAATCAAAACATGTCACCGATGTACCCAAAAAATGAAAATGAAGATGAATTCACGAGATTCATGAACCAAAGGTACTATGGTCGAAGCCCTTGGCAAGACATCAGGAGCTAATATATGCCGCAATACCCATACGCACCCGGTTTAGCGCAAATTCCTAATGCTGCTTACCCTCAATTTGACGACGGTAGCGGTGTTAGCTCAACCGATGACATTACGCAGTTACTTACAGGCTTACCTGTTGGTATGTACGGTCAAGGTTCTTTGATGGAACAGCTCGCACAGGTTCAAACCGCTGGGCTTGATGAGCAACGGGCCGGAATACAATCGTTAGAAAATCGGTTGGCACAGTTAAAAGAGCCTAAAGAAGCCAAGATGGACTTAAGCCCACTTATGGCTCTCCATGACACCTGGTTCGGTGGCAACTTGGCGGGTGGTTATAAGCGTCCTGTATCGCCAGAAGAGATCAATAAGCAAGAGGCTATGCTACAGGAAGCTATTCTTCAGGCGAAGGGTAAGGCGGCGGGTACGGAAGCCGGTATCATTCAATCCAAGTACAATGCCTTGGCAGGTCTTTATAAGTCACGCGAAGCGGCAGCGGCTCAACTCGCGGCAGCGCAGGAGCGTGCTAAGCATTTTGGTGCGTATCGTGGTGATATGGACGCACGGAGGGCTATGGAGAAGGATAGGCAACTAGCCGAGCGAGCAGAAAAAAAGGCTGAAAGGGCGAAAGAAGACATACAGAGACAGCGTAGAGACATAAGCCGCGAGGATGACTATAATGTAGCTAATCACCTACCAGAGGCAATTAGACCAATTATGGAGCTGAAGAAAAATGTTGCTGCTAACGGTATAGAGTTCCTTGGGGGTAATGCTACAGCGCAAGATCAGCTAAATGTTATGTTTAACCTTGTTTCCAAGGATGTGTACGGTCTTGGGGCCTTGGCTGGACCTGATGTTGGTATGTTAGAAAGACAAAAGGGTTTTAAAGGTGGCTTTGGTGGTTACATAAATTCTTTGATTACTGGTAAGAATGATGCGGACTTTGTTGCTGCACTTGACAACCTTGAAAATGTTCTCCAGAGAAAATTCCAAAAAAGCTATGGTAATTTGGAAAGACGATTCCCTGAACTTAAGAACGATCCGGCATTGACATACCTTAGGGAAACGATGCCAAAAAAAGATATGCCCCAAAGTGCTGCCACACCACAAAAGGACGGGGGGGCGCAACTAAGGGCAGCGCAACTAAGGGCAGAACTGGAGAAGCGTAAAGCGGCAGCAGCGGTTGCACCACAGAAATAGGGTGTTATATGGCAGAAGATTTTTCAAAATTTACGGACGCTGAGCTAGAGGCCGAGCTGGCTTCGCTACAGCAGCAAAAAAACCCTGCGCAAATGACGGACGCTGAGCTAGAGGCCGAGCTTGCTTCGATGAATCAGGGCGACAACATGCCCGTAATCCAGGAGCAACATCCAGACATAGGTGCTGTGCAACGGTTCCTGAAAATGAATTTTGCAAAAGACCCTGATGCAAGTTTTAGGGCACTTCAGAAAGATAATAAAAACCTTGTTTTCAAAAAAGTGGGCGACCAAATTCAGATAAGGCGTCCAGAGGAAAATGAGTGGCGGGTTCTCGACCCGGAAAAGATGGAATTAGCTGACCTCGGCGATATTGCCTACGACATCGCAGCGGGCGTTGGTTCGTCGATGGCGGTAACGGCTGGTATGCTTACTGGCGGTCCTTTGGGCGCGGCAGCGGCAGGTGCCGGTTCCAGTGGTGCGTTAGAGACACTACGGCAAGCTGTTGGGGCTGGGTTAGATTATGAAGACAACATGAGCAAGGGGCAAATCGGTTTAGCTACTGGTTTTGGTGCCGCTAGCCCGCTCCTATTTGGTCAGGGTGCGAAGGCAGGGAAACTGGCTGAGATGGGCATCAAAAGCCCAGAGCTATGGGAAAAGGGTATTACAGGGCTTGGTTTGCAAAAAGTAGGTGAAAAAGTGGGTGGGGCATTGCCTTGGCTTGGCCAGCAAATGTCAGGGATTCCATCCAAAATAATCCGTAAGGCATACAAGCTACTCCCTGATGTTAAGCGACTAGAAAAAGAAGGTGTTACTGAATTTGCAACACAAGCCGTTCAAAAGATAAGGGACGGTTTCGACCAACATATGAGTGCAGTAGGTGAAGCCCTTAGTGACGCTATCGACGGAGCGGGTGTTATGTTACCAACGGCACCAATGAAGCAACCACTATTAAATCTCCGCGACAAATTACAAAAATTAGTCGATGAGGCACCTGTAGGTGCATTTACGGAAAGGTTGGTAGATGTTAAAAACATCATTACAAAACACTTTGGTAAGGAAGAGAGAATCCAAGAATTCGCAGAAGTAGATGCCGACGGTGTTGTGCGCATGGTTGAAAAAGTTATGCCTGCTGATCTACCTGAGGAGATTAGTGTTAGGGCCGCATATGAGATTGAAAAGTTACTCGGTGAACTAGGTACAGTGTTTGAAACGAATACCAGCAAAGTCTTGTCTAAAATGGCAGGTCAACCTCACGCCGATCAACAGGCAAAATTGGCAATTAATGAAGCCACCATGTACATAAATAAGGCGATTTCGGATGCAATCCCAGACGAAATACCACAGCTAAAACAGGATTACAAAGAATTGGCCACAATGCGCCGGGAGATAGGTGCTAAATTTAAAACTGATGAGCAAGGTTTGCAGACTTTGCGCAATTTGTCGGGTAAGGCTAAGGAAATTTTCCTAGAAAAACTAGGTAAAATGGACAAAAGGCTTGGTACTGATTTGGTAAAGGATGCCGAGCTAGCCCAAGCATACCACTTTTTTGGTAAGCCATCGAGCGACGTTATTTCAATCGGAGGTTCGGTATCCTCTGGTAAGGCTATACCATTGGCGGCGGCGGGTGGTATGCTCGGTTACCTGTCTACCAAAGAAGAAACACCTGAAATGCGCACATTGGCGACAATCTTGGGTACGGTTGCAGGTGGTAAAATGGGTAGCCCAGCGGCATTACGCGCAGCGATGGAACTTGGACACGTACCTGGTTCCGTTGGTACTGCTGTAAAGGGGGCACTACCGCAATCGGTTAGGAATGTGGTGGAAAGTGCTGGTACAAGTGCTGGAAAAGGTGTGGAAAAGGTTAGAAATTTACTGAATACAACAAAAGCACCCGCTGCAAATGCTGCTGCTTTCGAATACGTTCGTCAAAGGAAGGAAAAACCGTGATGGAAATTTCAATCGAAGCAACCCCTATAGAAAAAAAGTCAAAAAAGCCTGATGAGTGGCAAATCAAAGATTGGTGCCGTACAATATGTGAGGCCGAGGAGATCAAAGCCGACGCCGAAAAAATGAAATATGTGAAGCCTGAGCTTGAAAAGAAAATAGCAGGGATGAAGAAGGCCGTTTCATCCCTGTCCGACTTGCGTACAATTGCTAAATCAAAAACAGTGAAAACGGAAGACGACGACGATGAATATTAAAGACATCAACACCGATCAGGATGAATACACCCAAGAAGAACTAGAGTACATGGGTGAAATAATCATGAAGGCTGAAGAAATTAAAGCTAACAGTATGCTTTTTGCCAATGTAGAAAAGGCAATGCAGTCTAAGGTAAAAAAGATCAATAACCTATCCGATCTTCGTCGGGTAGCACAGGATAAAGCTGCAACGCAAGAGGATTGATCATGGGTGTGTCGGGTAGGCATGTCGACCATTCGATTCGTACCGATGAGGTAATGTACTTTGTAACCGATAAGGTTGCACCGAACATAACCTATTTTGGTCGTACCGAAAGTTTTGACTCTTCCGACTCCGACGCTGTTTGGCAGATCAAACGAATTGAAAAAACGGGTACGGTTGAGCGTGTTCGCTATGCTAACAGCGGTAAATACAACTGCAAATGGTCCGAAAGATCCACCTACTTTCCAACCGAACCGACGCAAGAGCCTGTTGTCGACGACATAACCCAAGACGCAGCAAAAATCATATATTCATATGACGTTAATGGTAACATCATCAGAATAGACTATTACACTGGTGTAAATAACAGGGTAAACGTAACATTCCCAGGTGTATCGATTTCAGGTGAGTACTGGCTGTTTGAGAATGTCAGTGGTTCGTCGAAGTACTATGTCTGGTATCGGATCGATGGTATAGGCGTTGACCCATCGATTGCAGGAAGAACTGGTATTATGGTTTCATGCGCGTCAACACTTGCGGCAATCACTGCCGCTACCATATCGGCTGTAAATGCGTCCGGTGCCAACACCTTTGGCTATGCAAAACTGGTTGACTCTGATACAATAGCCTTTTCACACAAAGAGTATGGTGTACCTGTTCAACCTACATCCCCCACACTGGGGGTAACGGCGGTGAAACAGGGTACTGTTTTAGATTTGTCGAAAATAACTTATCTGTCCTATAATGTGGACGACGACATTACCGACCAAATTCGTGTTGAGCCTTAAGGAGATTTATAGATGAGCTTTAGCAATACCGCTGAAACAGCGATCAACACTTATATCTTTAAAGGCGACGATGTTTCCTGGGACGGAAACACCAACCTTTGGCTAGCCTTGCACACTGCTGACCCAGGTGAATCTGGTTCTATGGCAGCAGAAGCTACATATGGAAGCTATGCCCGCGTAGCTATTGCCAGAGCCTCAGGGTTTACTATCTCTGGAGCTACGGTTCAAAACGCAGCTCTGGTCCAGTTCCCTCTGTGTACCTCCGGTTCTTCTCTTTGTACTCATGTTAGTATTGTAGACACTGCTTCTGGTGCTGCTACTGTTATTGTCTCAGGGGCTTTGAACTCCTCTGTTTCTGTTTCTACAGGTATACAACCTCAGTTTGCAATCAATGCTTTAACCTTTACTTTGGATTAAACATGGACGGTGATACTGAGTTCAAGGTAATGCTTCAAGACCCACAAAGTTTGTGGGAATTGTATTTTGAGCAGGTAGCATCGGGTATTACTCTGTCTGAGGATCAGTTAGTTAAGTTTGAGTACTTAAAAAAACACTTTGAGGGTAGCCTGTAGTGGCCATCACAAGTCTAAGGGACTATCACGAAAAGATTGTGTTAGGGGGACAAAGTTTTAACTCCTATTGCCAAAAGAACCTTGGTTTAAGTGTATTATCGGGGGGCGTTGCTTTTGACTTAAGTATGTTTACAGGTTACCCTGCCATAAACTTCTACGCAAATACCCCTTTGACCGCTGCCGTTGTGCCACAGCACTTAGGTTTAAGACTTGGACCTAGGCAACCAGGTAAAACTAAGTACCTAAAAGAACTCAGCACTAACTTGCAGAACACAGGTGGAACCTGTTGGTCTACCTTTTTGGTAGACTTACTGTTGTACTATCCGTTTATAGACGGAACAACTACAGACCACCAACCTTTTAACAACCCTGTTACTCTTCCTAGGTTTGCAGACGGAGAACAACTGTCACTGTTTGTGGTAGCTCAAGGGGCTTATGTTGGCGGTGCTACCTTTCAGGTCAAGTACACAAACCAAAACGGAGTCTCTGGTCGAGTATCCCGAACGGTTACGTCGAACACTACAGGAACTCTTGGTGCTATTATAAACTCCGGAAATGCAACCCAAAGCCCAATCTTTCTACCCCTAGAAAGGGGTGACACAGGTGTTAGATCCGTGGAAGAATTTACATTCAACACAGAAAACGGAGGGATCTTTGCACTCGTTATCTGTAAGGTAATTACTATAGGACCTTTAGTTGAAGGTGACATAAACATGACCTCGGAAAAAGACTTTCTAGCCTCGACTCTTAACATGCCAGAAATTCATGAAGATTCTTGCTTAAGTTTTATAACGATCAGCGCGACAGGTGGCCAACAACGTCATGGCCATCAAGCTAAATTTGTGTGGGGGTAACACGTGCCAGGATTTTCTTCAACAGACGACTTAATGTCCGAGCTTACGGCTGGAAAGAAGTTTAGAACCAACTTCAACAAGATCACAGGC